AAATTTATCGGAATGGGCCGGAGAGAGCCTAAAGGCGTATATGGACAGCTCAGCATGTTCAGAGATGGAGGATAAGCAGGACAGGATGGGGAAGATGCAGAGAGAAAAAGGAAAACGCGGAGAGCGTGAGCTTGCTGGCATCCTGCGGGATTATGGATATAATTGCCGCCGGGGTCAGCAGTATTGCGGGACTTCTGGCGATGCGGATGTGATCGGACTGCCGGACGTACATATCGAGGTCAAGCGGGTGGAAAACCTGAGACTTCGGAAAGCGCTGCAACAGTCCTCCAGGGACGCCAGGGCGGGCGAGATTCCGGTCGTGATGCATCGCAGGAACCGGGAATCCTGGAAGGTATCCATGTGGATGGAGAACTTCCGCAAGATTTATTCGGATGATGTTTTTGACGATTTAAAGCCATGCATTCGGGGCGGCATTGTGACCCTGCTGCTGGATGCGTGGATCTGCTACTACAGGGACTGGCAGGCAGGAAAGGAGATGGGCTTAGATGGCAGATAAAAAAAGTTTTGTAATGTATGAGAGCTGGGGAGCAGCCATTGAAAAAATGAATAATGAGCAGGCTGGCGAACTCATCAAAGCTATCTATGCCTTTCAGAAGAATCCGGACGTAGTACCGGAGGATCCTGCTATTGCATTCGTATTCGAGATTATCAAACAGAAGCTCGAAGAAGACAATAAGCGCTATGAAGAAGTGTGTGCTGCCAGATCCGAAGGTGGTAAAAAGGGTGGCAGACCAAAAGCAAATGCTTCTGATAAAAAGCAAATGGTTTCTGAGGAAAGCAAAAAAAGCAAATGCTTTTCTGAAAAAGCAAAAAAAGCTGATAATGATAATGAGTATGATAATGATTTAAAAGAAAACACCCTAGAGGGTGTAAAAGAAAAGCGCTTCGCGCCTCCCACCCTGGAGAATGTGAGTGAATATTGCCGGGAAATGGGTTATACGAACGTGGATGCAGTATGCTTTATTGACTTTTACACCAGTAACGGCTGGATGGTCGGTAAGAATCGCATGAAGGACTGGAAAGCAGCGGTTAGAAATTGGGACAGGAGAGAAAAGAATCCGCAGAGGCAGGATGGGGCCGCCGAAGTCGCCAAGAAGAACCGCTTTCACAACCTGGAAGAACATGGTTACGACTACGATGCGATGGTGTGGGGCATGGTGGGTGCAGCGGCGCAGGGCGAGGCTGGAAGCACTGTGAAACCCGGTACGGGATGAAGGGAGTTAGAGGACGATGAAAAGCATGGATGAACGGTATGCGCTTATCCGTAAGGCACTCACTGGTGGCAAAAAGATGCTGCTCCAGGAGATTGCAGCTGCGATCGATGAGGATAAATCGAGAACAAGAACGGCGCTGGAGAGAATGTGTGAGCTCGGGCAGGTCTACCGGGAGGGCGGCGGACTGCGTGGAATTAAAGCAGTCTATTTTCTGGCACCAGTGCTGGAAGTACAGACAGAAAGTCAGGACAAGGCAGAAGTATCGACAGAACCAGAATGCCAGGCTAAAAAGAAAAGCCCAGATGCCGCGGGCGGAATCTGGGCGAGCGACATCGACAAGATGAGAGAGCGGGTGCAGGTAGGCGATACGGTCACAGTCCAGGTGTCGGACACGATCGAGAAATCGCTGACATTGCACCGCAAGGTGAAAGTGATCAGCAAGCACCGGCATCTGGTGCGGGTTACTGGCGGGCACAGTATTACATACGCGGATTTGGTAATGTTTGACCGCGGAGTCGAGCCAGACTGGCGGTAAAAGGAGGTCAGAACGATGATGATTGAGAAAATCGGTACGCCTGCCATGCTGGAGCAGATGGCAGAAGAAGCAGCGGAGCTGGCACAGGCGGCGCTTAAGCTGGCGCGGGTGTTAAGAGCGGAAAATCCGACGCCTGTGACACTAGAAGAGGCAAAAATGAATCTGACGGCGGAATTTACGGATGTGCAGCACTGCGCCGGAGAATTAAAACTGGAAACTGACTGGCGGCAGATTGACGCGAAAAACAGACGTTTTAAACAGCGCATGGATGAGATAGTGCTGAATAAGGAGAGAGCCCGGATCCGCGATGAAATCCTCGAGGAAGTGAAAGAGATGGGCGGTTGCGATGCATCGGATGAGTTCTCGAAAGGCTTTGATGCTGCGTGTGATGTGATCGCGGAAAAAGTTGCAGGAAGGTAGGTCATAGAATGAAAAAAATCGAAGAAATATTAAACAGCGAGCGGATTTGGGGGCACACCATCGTATTTCCGGTTCATAGCGCATGGATCAAACTTCCTGATTGTGGGACGTGCAGTGTGATATGGAGTGAAAACGAGGACGGAATGGAGCATGTATCCGTGTCTCCGAAGAAAAAGTTCAGAGTTCCCACTTGGGATGATATGTGCGTGCTGAAAGACGTCTTTTTCGAAGATGAGGAAGAAGCCTATCAGATCCATCCGAAAAAGAGTGAATATGTCAATGCTGTGGAGAACTGCCTGCATCTTTGGAAGCCGAAGGGGCATGAAATCAATGAGTTAATAAGCAAGGGGGAAGTATGAGCGAAAAATGCAACAGAGCGTGCTGGAACTGCTGGTATGACGAGTTTTGCGACTGGCATCCGGCGGGCGATGAAGATGCGTGCGAGGAGTACATAGCAGATGAAGAGGGTTAAGTGGTTAGATAAAGAGTGTAATAGCTGTTGCGAAAAGTGCATCGCAAAAGAATATGACAAGACGCCGGGGGAGCTGCGGGAGCAAATGGAAAACTTTTTCGGGATGCGTCCTTGCCAAGGGATTTAAAGAAGGTGGAAAAGTGGCGGAGTACAATCTTTTGACACAAGCCCTTCTGGCAGCAGGATACACTGTGGACAATTTCCCGACAGACAAGGTTAGGCTGCCCGGTGGATGTTATGGTAAAAGCCCACTGGAGAACATTTATGGGGGCTTTGAATACGTCTGTAGATATAGTGATAATTTTGTCTACAAAACAGGTTGCGGCTTGTATGTAAAGGGCAGAAATGTGATTGGAAACATGTCAACGGCTGGAATTGACTGGTGCTATGAAAACGATAACCCTGTTATAAGATGCCCGTATGACAAGCCAGATTGTCCACAAAACGATCCGAAGTTGTATGGAACGCAAGGCGGCGGACTGTGTATACAGTGCTGGTGCGTATGCCATCGAACAAAGGATGATTATAATTACAACGCCAGTGTTGAGAAAAAGAACGACGAGCGTCTGGAAGAAGAAAAAAGAAAATATAAGGAGCTGGTCGAAAAACGTCATGGGCGGGTGTGCAGAAATCATGCATATTATAACGAACGCGCAAGAGAATGGTATATCAACTATAGACCTGAACGGTGCACGCACTGGTGCGAAAGAAACTATGGCTTTTGTCCGATACTTGGCAAAGAACTGGACAAGAAAAAAGGCAATGTATATTACGACCTGAAAAAAAGTGGCAGGCGACGCGAAGGAGAGCAGCTATCCTTGTTTGACGGCGAAGAGTGGACAACCATCACAAAAGGATTGAAGGTATTTGATAAGCCTGTCAGCCTGGATATCTGCCGGGCGTACATAAAAGTGCAACAGGATGAGATCTTGGAGAAGTGGGAAATGAATAACGCCTTCTATCGCCTGATAGATAAGAGCTTAAAAGCAGAAGTCCTCAATGTCCGGGCAGCCAGGACAGAAGCACGGGATTTGATGCAGGATTTACAGGATATCCAGAATGGAATCACTGTATACCACAAATCAGATTTGCAAAAGTCCGAGCAAACGAGGAAGAAAGAGCAGCGGCAGCAGGCGCAGGAAAAGAAAATCGAGAGATTGGAAAGGAAACTGATTACCTTTGGATATGAGAATTTACAGGCTGTGGACCGAATGCGAGCTGACAAATGGCTGAAGCCGGAACGTCTGGAAGAGCTGGAAGAAATCAGACAGAAGCGGGCGGTAGAAGAGAAAAATCAACCTGTTCAAATGAGTATGGCGGATTTTATGAAGTGAGGAGACGGAACAACGATGATTAACGGAGAATTGATAGTAGATAACTTTGCTGGGGGCGGCGGGGCAAGCACCGGCATCGAAGAAGCGACAGGGTACTGTGTAGATATCGCGATCAACCATGATCCAGAGGCGATCAAGATGCATAAGGCAAACCACCCGTACACGAAGCATTACTGCGAGGATGTGTGGCAGGTAGATCCGGTCAAAGTATGTGGCGGGCATCCGGTGGCGTTGGCGTGGTTTTCTCCAGATTGTAAGCATTTCAGCAAAGCAAAGGGCGGGAAGCCAAAGGACAAGTTTATTCGCGGTCTGGCGTGGGTTGCCTGCCGCTGGGCAGGACTGGTACGTCCGCGCGTGATAATGTTGGAGAATGTCGAAGAGTTTAAGACGTGGGGACCGCTGGGGCGTCGGAAGCATCCGATCAAGGCAAAGCAGGGAAAAACGTTTCATAAATTTATCCAGCAGCTTACTGATTTGGGATACGAAGTGCAGTTCCGGGAGCTGGTGGCGGCAGATTATGGAGCTCCTACCATGCGGAAGCGGTTCTTCCTGATTGCGCGATGCGATGGCAAGCCGATCGCATGGGCGCGACGTACCCACGGACCGGCAGACAGCCCGGAGGTAAATGCTGGCTTGCTGAAACCTTATGTGGGGGCGTATACACAGCTGAATTTTTCACTCCCATGTCCGAGCATCTTCGATAGCGCCGAAGAAATTAAAGAAAAGTACGGAATCCGGGCGGTGCGTCCGCTGGCGAAGAAGACAATGGATCGCATTGCCCGTGGAATCAAGAAATTTATTCTGGATAACCCGGAGCCGTTCTTGATCCAGTGCAATCACGGCGGCGAACGTAAACCGGGGGATATCCGGCAGCCAATGCCGACAATTACGGGAAAGCATGGTTTTGGAGTAGTGGCACCGATACTGATTCAGTACCATTCGGAAACGACGCAAAATGAAACGCGTGGTCAAGGAATAGAAGATCCGCTTATGACGGTAGATGGTTCGAACAGATACGGTCTTGTTACATCGTTTATTAGTAAATTTTATAAGAGCGGTACCGGACAAGATATAAGGGAGCCATTACATACAGTGACGACCTCCCCGGGGCATTTTGGAGAGGTGCGGGCGTTTTTGACGAAGTATTACGGTGGCGGTACTGGGCAGGACATAAAAGCGCCGCTTGATACTATCACAGCGCAGGATCGTTTCGGGCTGGTAACCATATATGGCACTGAATATCAGATTGTGGATATCGGACTGCGGATGCTGGAACCGAAAGAGCTGTACGGTTGCCAGGGATTCCCGGACGACTACATCATCGACCGGGATTGCGACGGGAAGCCTTATCCGAGAGCGGAGCAGGTGCGACGCTGTGGAAATGCTGTGTGTCCGCCGATACCTATGGCACTGGTGCGGGCGAATCTGAAAGAGTTATGCGTTGCGAAGCGGCTGCCGAACTGCCGGGCGGATCGTCTGGGCGAGGATGCGGGCGGGCAGTTAAGGTTCGCGTAGGAAAATAGAGGGAGGTGGTACCGTTGGACAAAGCAAAACCTGAGGCTGAATGTTGTGCCAACTGCAAAAACTGCGTAGCATATCCGAAAAACAATCGGTATGGAGACGTTGATTATATGTGTTTGATTAGCGGTTATTATATCGCCGGAGTACACAAGGATCGAAACAAGGTTCGACGCCTTACTCCGGGCGGTAGAAAACTGGAATGCAGATATGAAAGACAGGAGAAAGATAGCTAAGCCAATAAAGGGAGGTGGCACCGTTGGACAAAGAAGTCCTGATACAGTACTGTGAGCTTATGGAAGAGATAAAAGATATTAGAAGACGCATCCGGGAGCTGGATAAGTTCCTGGAAAACCCGCCGATTGTGGCGGACACCGTAAAAGGGAGCAGGGCTGATTTAACGATAGGTCCGATCAAGGTCAATGGTTTTCCGGATCCGATGCTGTATAGAAAGAAGCGGGCGGCGGAACGTTACCGGAAACTTTTGACAGCCAAGGAAGCGGAGCTTCTGGAATTAACGACAAAGGCAGAGGAGTACATAGAGGCGATTAAAAAGCCTGATTTGAGAATTATGTTCCGCTTCTATTATCTGGAGGGATTGACATGGATTCAAGTAGCCTATCGACTGAACCGGATGTTTCCAAAACGTCGGGTTAAATATACGGAAGATGGATGCCGGATGAGAAATTCCCGATTTTTTGAAGAAAAATAAAAATGTTCGGTCGTGTTCGCTATAAAAGTAGTAGTATGGTATTAAGCATTCGTGTGACGGCGAATGTGGATGGTTCACGATGACGGAAAACTCCTCCGTATGTACTCCAATCCCCGCTGGACAGTGACCCCGGCGGGGAACCCCCTGGGGCGTAGCTCAGTCGGTTAGAGCAGCTGGCTTATATCCAGCGTGTCGAAGGTTCGATTCCTTCCTCCCCAATTTGGCGGTTGTTTGACGGAGCAACACGCCGACTACTTGCGTTGTGATTCATAATAATATCCTTTCGAGATGGCACCTGTCGCAAGATGGGTGCTTTTCTCGCATCTGTTTTTGTAGGGGGAGAAAACGTGATTTTGATATGCTATAATGCCTCCAAAAGGAGGTAAAAACGATGGAAAAAGAACAATTTAAAGCATACAAGAAAAGGTGCGAGAAGCGGGCGGACAAGTTGCGAGAGTTGATTTTTATAGCGTACGCAGATGAGAGGCACTGCACAGAAAATGGAGTGATTGATAACTTAGAGCGTCGTATCAGGGAAGAGCGGCGAAGACTTGAAAAAATTTCCGGAAGATGACGAGTAGAAAAAACAAACACGATTGAGAGGTGGTGGTATGGCAAGAGCGCCGGACGCCAGAGTAGAGCAGGCAAAAGAATTATATCAGCAGGGCAAGAAGCTGGTTGAGATATCGGCGCAGCTTGGAGTACCAGAGGGAACCGTCCGAAGGTGGAAACACACCTATGGATGGGATGGCGAACGTTCGGGAAAGAAAAGCGAGCGTTCGAAAAAGAAGAACGAACGATCGGAACGAGTGAAGAAAGCGGTTGCAGAGGAAGTGGGACAGGTTATAGAAAACCCTGACTTGAACGACAAGCAACGGCTTTTTTGCTTGTATTACGTTCGATGCTTCAACACTACAAAAGCATACCAGAAAGCGTACGGTTGTGATTATGCAACGGCGGCATCTGTCGGATATAGATTGTTGGCGAAAGATGGAGTTAGAGCCGAAATCCAGCGCTTAAAGCAGGCGCGCCTTAACCGTGAGCTTCTGGATGAGTCTGATATCTTCCAGAAGTACATGGATATCGCATTCGCGGATATTACCGATTATGTCGAGTTCGGGCGGGAAAAGGTTCAGGTCATGGGAGCGTTCGGACCAGTTATGATAACGGATGAGGAAACAGGGCAGAAGGTACCAGTTACCAAAGTCATCAATACAGTTCGCTTCCGGGAGTCCTGCGATGTGGACGGCAGCATCATTGCCGAAGTTAAGCAGGGTAAAGATGGGGCGAGCGTAAAGCTGGCTGACCGCATGAAAGCGCTGGAATGGCTGGCGGCTCATATGGACTTAGCCACTGACGAACAGCGGAGCCGGATGGAACACCTGAAAGCCCAGACCGATAAGATAACCGGACAGGGGCAAGAGATAGAGGATTTGGATGAGATAGAGGGCGAGATTTATGGCAAGTAAGACGGTTAAGAAGAAAACCATAGAATTTAAGTTCTCGGAAAAGCATAAGGAGTATATCCGGAAGTGCCATGAATGTTCCTACAATGTGGCGGAGGGCGCTGTTCGTGCCGGTAAAACGGTGGACAACATCTTCGCGTTCGCGCATGAGCTGAAAACGGCTCCGGATCGAATCCACCTGGCAACCGGATCGACGGTCGGAAACGCCAAGCTGAACATCGGGGACTGTAATGGTCTGGGGTTGGAGTGGATTTTCCGAGGTCAATGCCACTGGGGCAAATACAAAGATAATGAGGCTTTATTTGTCAAGGGACCATCGACGCGCTGGCAACAGAAGATAGTTATCTTCGCAGGTGGCGGCAAGGAAGACAGCTACAAGAAGATCCGAGGCAACTCTTACGGAATGTGGATTGCCACGGAGATTAACCTGCATCATGATAAAACCATCAAGGAGGCGTTTAACCGTCAGCTGGCGGCGAAACGCTTAAAGGTCTTTTGGGACTTAAACCCGGATAACCCGCGTGCTGCCATCTACTCAGAGTACATTGACCGCTACCAGAAGCAGCAGGAGGCGGGGGAGTTCCCGGGCGGGTACAATTATATGCACTGTACCATCTATGATAATATCAACATCACGCCGGAACGTCTGCATGAGATTGAGAGCAGATACGATATTAATTCGATTTGGTATCTTCGGGATATCAAAGGGATGCGCGTGGTGGCAACGGGTCTGATTTACCGCCGTTTTGCAGATGCTATCAGCACAGGATCCAGCACGTTCGAGATTCAGGGTAAGCCAACGGATCTCATGGAGATCAATCTTGGTATCGACTTCGGCGGCAGCGGGTCGGGGCATTCGTTCACGGCTACCGCTATTACAAGAAGTTACCACAATGTGGTGGCGCTTGCATCGGAGTGGATTCGATGCAAGGATGAGTCAGGCAACCAGATAGAGATAGATCCTCAGATGCTGGGGGATATGTTTTGCAACTTTGTCCGGCGGGTCCTTGACAAGTACGGATATGTCACGACGGTGTATGCGGATAGCGCAGAGCAGACATTAATCGCTGGCATTCGGAGCAGTCTCCGGCGCAATGGTCTCGGATGGATAAGGGTTGAGAATGCCCTGAAAGCTCCCGTCAATGACCGTATCAACGCGGTGCTTATTCTGATGGCACAGGGGCGCTTTTGGTATGTTGGGGGAGAGTGCAACAGTCTGGTAAATGCGCTGTGCACAGCAGTGTGGGACCCGAAGGAACTGACAAAGAATGTCCGGTTGGATGATGGTACCAGTGATATCGATTCACTGGATAGTTTTGAATACACGTTGGAGCGGCGGATCAGCCAGCTTATTAAATATGGGTGATGAAAATGAATTATACGAAAATGTATGAGGCATTGCGGAAAGTCCTCGGAAATGAGCAGATTGATTTTGCCATGTCCGCCAAAACCAGTGCCTTGATTGAATTATGGTCACGGATGTATGAGGGACGTGCACCGTGGCAAAACGCATCAGAAAATGCAGAGCTTCCAGCAGCGATAGCCGGAGAACTTGCAAGACTTGTTACCCTGGAGCTTCAGAGTGGCGTGGAAGGCAGCCGTTCGGCTGATGTGTTGAATGAAATCTATCAGGGGGTTCTTGGAAAACTCCGGGTGCAAACCGAATATGCATTAGCGAAAGGCTGCATGGTTTTTAAACCGTATATCAGTCAGGGTGGAAAAATCTTTATCCAGTATATACAGGCGGATATGTTTTTTCCTCTCGATTACGATTCGAGTAGAATCACACGATGTGCATTTATCGACCAGTTCCGAAGGGGCAATGATATTTATACCAGAGTTGAACTGTACAGTTTGGAAAATGAAGAACTAACGATTAAAAACCGGGCATTTGTGGCAAGAACCGAGGGCGTTCTCGGTAGTGAGGTGGATATCAGCACTGTATCAAGATGGTCGGAGCTGGCGGCTGAAATGAAGCTCTCGGGGGTTA